GAACATCCCCGGCGGCGCGTGTGGATTCATCCTAGCTGGAGTTACTTCACCCGGTAGTGTCGTGACTATTTCCAGCTTATACACAACCTCCTCTCTATCCTCAAGCCCATCATCGTCCACATTCGTCCTCAGCATGACCAGCAGTGCCACCTTATCTCCGTTCAACTCCCTGTGAAAGTACTCACTGTCTGGCAGTTCAAGCACAAAGATATCGCCTGGACGCAGATCGCAGGCCAGACGCTTCTCCGATCTGACAAAGACTTTACCTCTGTTCATAGTGCGTTGACCTTTCTCGCAGCTTGTATGACCACCATCCGAATGAACTGAGCACTCGACATATGCAACGACCTAGCCGCCTTGTCCAAGTCAACCTTATCATCTGGCGAACAACGGAACACAGTCTGTGACTCTCCGTTCCTCGCAGTTAGGTCGATCAAACTCACCTCGATATGAGTCGGTCGATTGTACATAACATCCTCACTTGCTAGAGGCGGGGCTGACCCGTATGACTCACACGAGCCAGCCCCAGTTTACACCTACTTAGCGTTCTTCTTTGCAGCCTTCCGTGCGGGTGCTGCCTTCACTTCGGCAGGTTCCACAGCCCGAATCTCCGCACGCTCTTCGCCCTGATACTTGCCAGTGACGACGTGCAGACGAGCGGGACGACCCATCCAATCGTTCGGATCAATCGTCGTAGTATTCGCATCCAGTCCAAGCGCCTCGATGAACCGGCGAAGATTGAACAACGCACGCCGGTCACTAGCACCGCGAGGCTTCAACACGCGGTTCCAGAAGAGAACTGCACCATCCTCGTACTGGTCCGCGATATCGGCAGGCAACTCCTCTGGGGGGACGCGGAACTGTACAGCGAAGTACGTGTTCCCCTTACCCGAAGTCGCTTCCTGCACGTCTTGCACCTCTCCAGTATACTTACCCGGAGGGATTTCCTTCGGCTTCTCAACATCCGCGAGACTCTCGTCCAGCTCGATGATGCCCATTGGTTCGTCTGGTAGCATGTATCACCTCACAATTGCGGGATGTAGGCAGCCATGGTCCGCTACTGTTTCACTTCCTCTGCCTAGGAAGCGGAATTGGTATCTTACCGTTAGCCTTGATCCACTGATCGTATAGATTTGCTATCGTCATCTGCCCCTTGTCAGGTAAGTCAGCATCATACATCAACTCGAACTCAGGAGGCCCCTTGCCTGTGAACATACGTGTCTTCATCGGCCTTCGTAGCCTCGTTGGTCTGACAGCCAACCTTCTCCCATCCCCATCCTCACTCAAATACCAAATCTCGCTCAGCCGCCACGTATTATTGTTCACCAACTTACCGCCGAGCATGATCGTGATGTACTGCACCACACCTTGATTATTCAATACAGGATCAGCCTCGTGCGCTGTAGCAATTAGGTGCACACCATGCTTGGCCGTTATCCTCAGCAGACCAGTCAACACCTCGAGCACAATGGCATTCCTACCACCATAAGCACTAAGACCAGGATGCTCCATCGTCGGCCTGAACTCCTTACTAGCTCCGAGTCTCATAGCTACAGCCTTCTGCAACGCACGAAACGCAATCGCCGTAACCGAGTCACACACCACTGTCTCAATACTCGTGTCACTAGCCAGTATCTGATCCAGCCCAAACGGGTTGTCCGTCTGCCCGTACTTAAACAGTTCCTCATATCCTAACTCACTCAGGTTCGCGACCAGCACATCCTTCCGATGACTCACACTCACATGCTCCTGATCCCCAAAGCTCAGCCATAGCTTCTTACCAGGAGCAGTCGCTGCAAACGTCGTCTTCCCACATCCAGCATTCCCCCACATCAGCACCGCCATCCTCTTCGGCGCATCCTCTTGGCTCGTCACCTCAACCGGACCGACCTTCATTGCCGTCACTCCAGCACTGATCGTTCGCTGGGGCTTGGCTCGGCTTTGACCATCTGCTGATGAAAAGCGATCTGTCGTCCGTCCGCGGTATCTGAACAGAAAGTGAGTAGCGAGCATGGTCGAAAGTACCTATTACAAGAGTGCGTGAGCCTAGTCGCATTCTCAAAATCGTCCTTATACCGCTCATACGTCTCAGCCATCTCACGAACCCACGTCGCCCAATGCTGAATAGCATCCTCAGTTCTTTCGATAGGCTCGAATGCATATACATCATCACCTCTATTAGTTGGCTTGATCTTCAGCCCAGTCACTCTACTCTTCAACACCCTGAACCCAAACACGCTCGTACTAGCAGCACAGTAGCCCGTGACCTGATGTCTCATATCGAACGCATTACGCCAGCCATCACCTAGTCGAGATGCAGTCTGTTCTCCTTCTTAACCAAGCCGTCAATCGTCCCGATATACCTAACCTCTCTACCATCCTCGAAAGTGAGAACCACATCAAACACTTGCTCAATTCCCACCATAGCCTGAGGATTTCCAACGTCTTCGACATAGATGCTCCAGTTATCAATGCTCGGCAGTCGCTCGTCCACATAGCAGATCGTGGACAACTCCATGCTAGTCATCGTCCGCGTGGCATCGCTCGGATTGTCTTTCCATCCCCCACTGTGCAGCACAGCAAAACACAGTTCCAGCAGTTGATCCCTCTGGTCCGTTTGACTCACACAATGCTCCCAACACTGATGCCACCGCTTCGCACCGAAGATACGCTTACCATTATACGCCGCATGTAATGGCAGTTTCTGTATCACCTGCAACTGCCATAACCTTACAGCAGCGAACATCTCATGCATCGCGCTCCCGCATTCCAGCGCCATGCTTCTTGCGTCTGTCTGATAGCGTCGTAAGGCATGTACAACGCCCCATGTAGGGCACATGGACAAGTCTTCTAACCTTGAGTTACTGTATGGATGTAGCTCCTTCTTTTGCTTCGGCGAACTCGCAAGCACAGTCATCAGCCGTGGACGGTGCACAGACGTTAGCCGTGCCTCTGATCTAGCCCTTGGTAGTATCGCTCCAATAGGTAGCTTTGCCATCATACATGCCTCCACGACTTACCAAGTTTGATGCTGGAAATTGTCGTGTGACTCACACCATAAGCCCTACCGAGTGCGACACATGACGAATCGCTTTCGCGAATGAGCCAAATGTCAGACTCAGATAGCTTCGCAGTGTTGACTCGCTCGCCTCGTGCAGTCCTTCCATGTAGGTCTCGATCGTGCATGTTGCTAAGATGGTTACCATAGTATAGGTTATCCTCGTGATTATTGAGCCTGTTGTCATCACCATGACAGACATTAAAGCCTCTCGGTCCAATCCCAATAAACGCACGAGCCACGAGAACATGCACAAGGAAGTCAATTGCTTCCCCTTCACAGGCAAGATGAACAGTCAGATAACCTTTCTTCATTCTCGGAGACAAGACTACCCCTTCCGTCGTTCTAAACCCACCATACCTACTCCTAACCTGACGAGTGAGGGAGCGGACCCTTCCGTCGCTGCTTACTTGGTAACTCTCCCATCCCGGTATCTCTCTCCATTCTACTTGGGAGTTTGAGAAGTGCCGTGAGATCTTTTTCTGTGCTGGAGATGTGGCCAAGACTGTCATCAACCTTGGCCGGCTCACTGTCTCTAATCTCTTCTCCGACCTCGCTCTCGGCAGGATCGCGCTTGTTGGCAGCTTGATAGGCATTGATATACTCTCCTACGTCGTCGATCAGTTGTGTCACCACCTCAAAGAGCTTTCCCTGTGACAGGTCAGGATACTCTATACTCAACTTCGCCCTCAGTCTCAACTCCGCCTCATGCAACTCCGCCTCGGGCTGACTTACAAAAAACGTCCCATCCTCTGTTATGTAACCTTTCGCTTCCCGCATTTTAAGCTCCACACTGGATGTGACCCCAGCCCTCTCTTCACCTTTTTAATCTCTGTCTTCTTCCCTGGATGTGACTCCAGCCTCTTCGACCACTCTGACCACCCCGCTCTATATACTGGATGCGCCACCATCTTCCTGTTCCACACCTCCTCCATCTTAGTCTTCAGGCTCGTTTCTGACGGAGTGAACTTCGACGCCATCTGGTATACCTCCTCTCATTAGCTGCTTCACCTTCTCCTGCGTACTCTCATGAAGCTCAGCAAAGTTCTTCACTGTGTCCGTCAGCGCACCAATCAAGTTCGCAGCAATGTCCAACTGCTTACTGAACTCGATCTGCACCTCAAACATATGAGTCAACAGATACTTAGTCTGCTGATCCACATGACACTTATTCAGCCTCTGCTGAAATTCATTAAACTGCATCTGTGTGACTCACACGAGGGGAACCATTTGAGGCGCGAGTGATGGCAACATTAGCCCACATCCCGACCTCGCGAAGCTTACGCAGCAGATAGGTCTTGTCAGGACCATCAGGCACAACCTGCTCTAAGACATCTGCATAGTGAGTTGCAGCGTCACGACACAGAGCCATGTCCTCCATCTGCTGATCCGTCGGCCTAAGATACTGAAACGTAGACTCATGTAACATTGTCATATGTCTATCTCCTGTCTGAGCATCTCAATCTGCACCACTCTCTGTTCACAAGCACGGATCGCCCTATCACAACGATCCAACTCCTTTGACAGCATTTCATAATGTGCCTTGAGTTTCCTTTGCGCTTTATCAGCCTCCACCTCTAGACGCATCTGCTCGCTGGCAACATACTCCAAGGCACAGACAATCCGACGAGCCCGAACAGCGTCAATCCGCTGCTCAAGCTCCTCGGTGCTGAGTTCACTTATCTCTGGTTGTAGCACTAGCTTCATGTTCGCTCGATGATCTTGAGGCTGCGCATCGGATTGCTATCAACCCTTGCCTTGTCAATCAACTCCTTCGTAGTACTAATCGGCACTTTGTATTTACTCTTCGCCAACATCGCTGCCAAGTTATCACCACTGAATCGCTTTACGGGCTTCGACACCTTCCCAATCACAACAAAGCTAGGACTGTACGCAACCTCCTGCTCACCTTCCTTCAACTCCTCCTTCTTCGGCACAACCCCCTCCACTGTCATCTCAGCCCACACAGCGTCAGCCCTACCCTCTGCATACTTAGCCACCTGCTCCCACATGAACGCCTCACCAATCATGCGGCCTTGGTTACTTT